AGCAGGTGATGTAGCAAATACAGCATACTATACTGTTGATCTTAATACAACGTCAGTAGTAAATGTAACTACTCAAACAGGAGTTATTGAAATTACTATGGATAACACTATTGCTGATCCACTTCCTGCATTTGGTTCTGTAGTACCTTTAGTAATTAACAATGCAGATATGGACTTTAGTAATGCGGATAATATTTATATTCAAACTAGTCCGTATTATAATCCAGCACAAGGAGATACTTTTATTCCTTATGTAATTTCCACAGGTGTACTATCTGTAGGAGCTTCATTTGCTATTTTTAATGCTAATCCTTCATTGGCTGGAGCATTACTTGTTTTTACAGTATCAGGTGGAACAACTATCCTAGCAGAAGCAGGTAATACTTATACAGCTGTAGCTTCTATAGGTTCTTCTACAGGTTTTGGAGCTACATTTACTGTAACAAGAACAGTAACAGGAGCTATAGGATTTGCATTACTAGCAGCAGGAGGACAAGGTTATGAAATAGGAGATGTTCTTACAATTGAAGGTTCTTTAATTGGCGGTGTAGATGGTGTAGATGATCTTACTATTACAGTAACTAAGACTACAGCACAGAATCAATTTGAAGGAGCTTTTTATCTTTATTATGAACTGTACAATTTTTAATCATCATGGCAAAAAAAGTAACTAAAAAGAAAGTAGAAACAACACCTGTTGTTTGTATTGGTGCTAAGACTTGGGGAGACCAACTTAAAGACAAATTAAACAAGAAAAAATAATAAGTAATGTTAAATAACTTAACTAACTTCTTCAACCTAATTGTAGGTAGAAGAATTAAGACTCAACTTGAAGATTCTGATCTTATTGCAGTAGGTACAAAACAATCTCCAGCACTTGGAGACTATAAACCTACTGCTATTAAGTTTTCAGATTTACAAGCACAGCTAGGTGGTTTACAAACTGTATCTGTTGATGGAGTGACTATTACAGGAAATGGAACACCTAGTTCTCCTCTTGTTGCAACTATTCCTTCAATTGCTGCAAATTACGCAAATGTAGTATTTGTTGACTTAGTAAATGGTAATAATGCAACTGGTTTAATAAATAGATTTGATAAACCATTTCAAAGTATTTCTAATGCTTTAACAGCAGCTGCAGCTTTACCTAGTATAAGTATAGATAATAGAGCTCTTGTTTATATTAGAAGAGGGAATTATGTTAGTCCTATTGTAAATCTACAAAATAATGTAGATATATATTGCGAATCAGGAGTTGTATTTACAGGTTCACCTAATATTAGAGATAATGGAGTGGCTGTAAGTGCTAATGTTTACGGAAGTTTAAAAATATATACAACGTCTGGTACACAACCATCTCTTAATATAACAGGAGCATCCGTAATTACATTTGAATTTGATTGGATGAGTGTAAATGCTGCAGCTATTCAAATACTTCCTACAGTAGCTGGAGGTAGAGTAACAATAAAAGGTAACTACATTTATTCAGCTACAATTGGTCAAGGATTTGCAATTACAATTAGAAATAATGTCAATGTTGTAATGAATATTGCAAACAGTATAGAATCAGTACATCAGTTATTTAGATTTAGATTTTTCTCAGGTACAGCTGTAATTAATTGTCCTAACCTAAATTTGTTAACTGGAAATGTTTATGGTGGAAACTGGAAGCAAATTTTTTATATTGATGAAGCAAGTTCAACAGGTAATATTATTGTTAATGGAGACATGAATGATAAAGATGATACTTTTTATGGTGGTCTTGCAGCTTTAGTTAGATTATGGACAAGTCCTGCCATAAACTTAACTATAAATGGTGATATGATTTCTCAAGTTAACCCGATGCTTGCTTTAGGTGTAGGAAGTTCTAAGGTAACATATAATGGAAAAATTACAACAACAAGAGAAGCAATTTATGTAGATGGTTCTACTCAGGTTAATGTAAAAAACACTACCATTATTAGAACTACAGATACTGTGGCGGCTCCTATACTTGTACTTGGTAGCGGTGCATTATATTTAAATGACTCAACTATTTATTCTAATTATACAGATGGTAATATTATTAATATTGAATCAAATACTGCCAGGTTATATATAAAAGGGGTTACCGCAGAAGGTGTAGGTTTTAACTATTTTATAAATACTGGACTTGCTACTCCAATTACAGGGGTTATTAATGCAGCATCTAATAAACCTAACTCTCCAGGGTTCGTAAATACTTATACTATTGCTGGAAGTTTTAGTGTAGATTCAGCAATAAACACACCTAAATTTTAAAAATTATGACACTAAATTGTTCAGTATCCTCATCAGCCCCAGCAACTACTAATGTAGTAATGGCTTATGTTAATAGTAATAATGTTTACTTAGATTTAAGTACAGCATCAACTGAAGATATAAAAGTAGTAAATGACTTTGTAGGAGTTATTGGAAATCACATAACTGTAAATGTTTTAGACTATAATGGATCAGATTACTTTGAAGCAAATATTATAGTTCTGGGAGAAACAGATATAGAAGAAATTTCTATTGAATACTCATCATTGACTGCAGCTAAAAAAACTAAAGTAACTAAGTTTGTTGACTTAATAAGTTCATTAGTTCAAACAAATTAAAACAAATAATTATGTCAATAGGAAATTTAAAAACAGATGGTAATAAAGGAAATAATTTTCCTTGGCAACTTAAGATGCTTCTTGGGCAACAGTGTGCGTGTGATGCATTACAAGAACTTGTAGATAACACAGACACTGTAGAACCATTACTTGCTCAAATTCTTGCAGCAATACAACAAGGAACAGATTATGAAGCAACACTAGTTGTAGATGCTAATGATGTTACATGGTTAGAAATAAGAATTTGGAATGGAGTTACTTTTGATCCTCCAATATATTTCTTAGCAGGGTCTAATACAACAGGTACTCCAGTAGCTCCAATTACGTATATTAATCCTAATACATACTTAGCTCAAATTGTAAGTAACACAACAGGTTTAGCTACAGAAACAACTTTGTTAAGTATTGATTCTAACTTAGCTCCAGCTACTGTTATTCATAATACAGTATTAACATCTGCTGTAGGATTTGTACCTGTAAATAGCTTAAGAGGTTCTGTAATAAACATTGGTAGTGCACCTGGTATTTGGAACGGAATAGGTATTCCTCCAGGTATAACAATTCCTTGGGGTAGTGTAGGAGTCAGAGATCTATATGATCCGATTAATTACAATGCTACAGGTACTATTTTATTAATTGAATATACTTCATAGTCATGAGTCAGATACTTAGAACTTTACCAAATAATTCATATGAAGCAGCTGTAAATGCTAATTCTCCATCATCATCTAATCCTTTCTTAACTCAACTGGACATACCAACTATTACAGGAGGTTTATTTGCACAGACAGCTAACAGTACTATAATCACTAACACTACTGTAGAAAGCAGTCTTATTAATGGTGGTGTAGGTACATTAACTATACCTGCTAATGGTTTTCAAGTAGGAGATAGTTTTAGAGCTATCTTTGGTGGTGTAATGAATGCTAATAATAATCAAAATATTACAATTAGAGTTAAAGCAGGATCTATTATCCTTTTAGACAGTGGTCTACAAAATCTAGGCAGCAGTGTTATAAATGATGTGTGGTCTTTAAATATTGATTTTACTATTAGATCATTAGGAGCTGCTGGTGTAGCATCTATAGTTTCTTTAGGTGCATTTCATTATACAAAAACTTCAAATGCTTCTGTTCAAGGATTTGGCTTTAACACAGTTAATAATACAACATTTGATACAACAATTAGTAATGTATTAGATGTAACAGCTCAATGGCAAAATGCTTCTACAGGAAACAATATCTACAGTGACATTTTTATTTTAAATAAAACATACTAACAATGAAATACAGCCATGAAGATTAATTGGAATCATTTAATAGCATTTATTTGGGCTTTGCTAATAAGTTTTTTATGGCTCTTTACAATGTATAGTTGTTCTACTGAACATCATTTATCCAAGGCGCAGAAACACATTGATATTGCTAAAAGAAAAGGAGCAGTAATTACTCCTGATACAATATGGAAATATAACTATACTAAAGAAACTATCTTTGATACTATTACTAACACTTATAAAGAAGTAGTTACAAAAGATAGTACAGTACAAACTATCAATAATACTATTTCTGCAGGAATGACACGCCAGGAAAGAAAAGCATTAGAGTCTTCCTATAAGCATTTAGAAAAGATGATGAAGCTGCAGAATGATTCTTTATCAAAACAACTTAAAGCTTTAGTTAAAACAAACAAACAAGATAATAAAGCTGAAACTAAACAAGTAAAGTATAAAGAAAAAGATAGCTTTCCTTGGTGGATGCTATTCCTTTCTTTGATCTTATTTATATCTTTTTTTATAATAAAACAATTTAAGAGATGACAACAGAAGTAATGATGTTTATATTAGCTACAGCTATAACAATTATTGGATATTTTCTAAAGATTGTGCATAGTGATGTACGTAAGAATACAGAAGAACAAGGCAAACTTAAAGGTAAGATTGAACTTGTAGAACAAGAGAATAGACTCAAATACCAAGCTATACAAGAACAAACACAATTAGAGATCAAGATGCTTGCTAAGAATGTAAGTGATTTATCTAATGCTGTTAAAGAACTAATGATTAAACTACACTAATATGGTACTATCTGCTGAAGCTCCTTCATTTGGAGTATTTGAAACACTAACCCAATATGGGGCACTAGGAGTTGTGGTCCTAGGATTAGGAGCTGTTCTTTGGTTTATGCTAAAGAGACAACTTGCTTCTGAAGACAAATTAAAAACTAAAGTTGATGAGCTACAAAAAGAACTCACTACTTATATTGCTTCAGATGCTCAAAAAACTACAGAGGCTTTGAACAATAACACAAAAGCCCTTGAGAAACTACAAGACATTATAATCTCTAAGCGATGAAAAACAAGCTTGTAATACTTGGACTTATAGCAATAATCATTGCTCTTATGCTTACTCAAATACTTAAGAGTGGTACAGAGCATATTGATGTTGTTGATACTGCAAAAACTCTTCAGTTTGATAATGAAAAATTAGTAGAAGAGAATGGACTACTAGAGTCAGATGTAAAACAGCTTGAGAAAACTGTATTAACAGCAGAAGAGCAATTAGCACAAACACCAGTTGCAGAAACTGTTGAGGTTATTAAAAAAGTAAAAATTTATATTTATGACACTATTGTTATTCACGATACAATAGTTATTAAAGAACAGAAGAATTTTTGGGGTAAAACTAAATCAGACACACTATGAAAAAATTTTTTAGAGAGCTAATCTCAGATGACAACAAAATCAATGAACAAGCATTTGTAGGTGTAGTAGCATTCTTTGCTATGGCCTTTATATTAATAGTTGATGTAGTTACAGGTATTTGGGGTAAAGAATTAATTATTAAAGAGTTTATTTTTGATGGCTTTATGATCATTACTCTTGGTGCATTTGGTATTACTACAGCAGGTAGAATCATGTCACTTAAAAAGAAAGCTAATAAAACTTCTCAAGAAGAAAGTAATAACGAAGAAATAGGATAATTATGGTACTTAAAAAAGGAGACAACAATGAGATTGTCAAAAAGATTCAAGTAGTATTAGGTGTAGATCCAGTAGGAAACTTTGGCCCTAAAACAGAAGAAGCAGTAAAAGCTTGGCAGACTAAGAACGGATTAACTCCTGATGGAGTAGTAGGGCCTGCTACATTAGCTAAAATGGGTATTACTGTAGATAGTAAACCTGCAGTTGCTACTAAGTACACAGCAGCTCAAATAAAAAAAGCAGTAGCATCAAAAGGACACAAGTGGTTTGATGGTAAAGATTTAATGTTAAATATTGTAGGAGTAAGAAACTCTTCTACAGGTCAAAAAGTAACTAACTTATTTGATGATCATTTAACTTTAACTTATACACTTGATGGTGTAGAACATTTTCATTGTTGGCCAGCAACTACAGATCCTGGAACTAAAGGTGTAATGCAATTTGGAAACAAAGCTGGTGTAGCTAGATTAGTTGAAGGACAATATATTAACTCTCATATAATGCGTCTTCATTCTGGTAAGTATGAAGCACTAGGACAAAACAAACCAGTTAAAGTATACCGTGATCCAAACAAGGATATGATATATGATGAGAAGTCTATTCAAGAAGGTCTCTTTGGTATCAATATTCATAAAGCTGGTGCCGATTCTACTTTTGTAGAAAACTGGTCAGAAGGATGTCAAGTGTTTAAGAAGGCCGCAGACTTTGAAGAGTTTATGGCAATTTGCCGTAAAGCAAAAGCTGCACATGGAAACAACTTTACATATACATTAATTGAATCAAATGATATTGTATGATACTTAGAAACAACTGGAAAGTAAAGAATAAGCAATGGGATAAGTTTGCTATTCGTTTTAGAATTGGTAAAATTGATTTTTTTACCGTAGAGATTGATATATCTAGAGAATTTTATATGATAACTATTTGCAACTTTACCATTAAAAATAGATAAGTCTACTTAAAGTATAGTAATCCAGGTGTGTTGTATGCCTGGATTTTCTTTTTTACATTATATATGTTTAAACAAAAATTGTATATTTGTGTAAACTTTAAAATATAATAAGATGGACAACCAACAATTTAATGAAGCTGAGCAACAGTTATCAGCAGAAGAACTAACAGCAAGAAAAGAAGAAATGTTACTTTTCTACACTGAGTCTCTTCCTTATCTTAAAGCACAACATGAGTATGAAAAACTATTAGCTGACATTGATCATGAAAGATTTAGACGTGCTCAGTATGGTATACAGTATGCAATGATGATGCAAGAAACTCAAGAGAGACCAGCAGAGGGTCCAGAGAGTGAAGATAAACCAAAAGAAAGAAAACTAAAAAAGGGATAACATCATGGCATTAGTAAATCAAGTTGAGAAACGTGTAAAGATGCCAAAGTGGGATGTAGTAAAATTTCAGATTTTAACTCATTGTTATGTTAATCATATAGCAATGAGTGAGTCTGATCTTAACTGTTTGACATTGCTTAGTTTTAACCAGCCAATAGAGCTCAGTCATTTTTGTGTTGATACTTCTACAGATGAGGATTGGATATTTAAGTCTCCACAAACTGTAAGAAATTCTATAAACAAATCTGAGAAGAATGGTTTAGTAGTTAAAGATTCAGAGAATAAGAAGTTGATTATGCTTAATCCAGCATTAAAGATTCAAACAGAAGGTACAGTGTTATTAGATTATAAGTTCTTAGCACATGAATCCCAAGAAGGCAAATAAACTTTACAGACAGGTTGCTGATGAACTAGATGTTCCGGAACCTTTAGTAGAAGACTTTATTGAATTCTATTATAAAGCAGTAAGAGAGAACATGAGTAACTTAGCACATCCTAGAATAAATGTGGATGGTCTTGGTCAGTTTGTAGCAAAACCTAGATTAATTAGGAAAGCAATACCCAAATATACCAAGAGTTTAAGTAATCATGATACTTCTACTTTCAGAGCTTACTTTAATAAGAAGGCTGTAGAAAACAAACTTGATCTACTGATCAAACTAGAGCAGAGAATAGCAGATCAGGAAATCAAAAAGGATAACATTAAATCTAAAAGAAATGAAAGCAAATCTTAAAGAAATTTGGAAGAACAGAAAACAGATACTGGAGGGGATAACTAACTCTATTATAAGAGATGAGTTTGTTGAGCATATTGCTGAAAAGCGTATGGCCATATGTAATATCTGTGTTAGAAAAGATGAAGAAGGTAAATCTTGTGTAGTACAAGGAACTCAACCTTGTTGTAATTTATGTGGATGCTCTTTACATTTTAAAGTTAGAGCCCTATCTACATCTTGTCCTGACTTACGTTGGAATTCTTTAATATCAGAAGAAGATGAAGATGCATTAGATAACCTTAAAGATTAATTTTATGTATGACTATCCAAATAATGAAGATGATTGGGCAAAAGAAATATATAAGCCAAGTTCAATAACAACTTCAGATGAAACAATAATAAGTACTAAAAGAATACCTGGCTCAATGGCAGATGGTTTATGGAGTCAAATAACAGAAGCTCATAAAAATGTTTATAGATCACCTACAACTCTTTTAGAAGAAAGAATGGATAAACTTGAATTAGATAATAAACTTCTAAGACTCAAAATACTTGGTATGGAAGGTAAGTTTACTCAAGAAGAAATAAGTAATATTAAAAAAATGTTCATGTCAGAAGATAAGGCAGCTAGAACATTAGCTGATTCAATTATTGAAAATGCTTAACAATTAAAAAAAATGATAGTATTTAACGCAGATGATCACAGTTACAAAAGTCTTGAAGATAGTAACATTGATTGGGTAAGTGTAACAACACTTGTCTCTCATTTTAAAATACCTTTTGATACAAAGAAGGTTGCAGAAAGAGTTTCTAAAAACAAGAAGTCAAAGTGGGCTGGTGTTGATCCTATTATAATACAACAAATTTGGAAAAATGAAGCAGATAGATCTACTACTCTTGGAACATTTTATCATAACCAAAGAGAAGATGACATATGTTCATTTGCTTCAATTGAAAGAGAAGGAGGAACTATTCCTGTATTTAAACCATCCGGTGAGAATAATGGAATAAGACATGCTCCATCTCAAAAGCTTGAACCAGGAGTTTATCCTGAGCACATGGTATATCTACGTTCAGTAGGTATTTGTGGACAATCAGATTTAGTTGAAGTAGTCAATGGTAAAGTAAATATCAT